ATATCGCAACTCTGAATCGCGTTATCCTCCCAGTAATCCGTCGTGTTATGCCGACTGTTATCGCTAACGAACTTGTTGGTGTTCAGCCAATGACTGGCCCAGTTGGTCAGATTCATACCCTTCGTGTACGCTATGCTAACAGCTTGACTGATAACTCAGCAGCACAAACAAGCGTACAAGCTGGTGAAGAAGCACTTTCACCATTCAAGATCGCACAGGCATATTCCCGCGTTCAAGAAGGTACAACTGCAACTAACTACTACACTGGTGCAGACACTGCTACCCTAGAAGGTAACGGCGGAAAGCAAATCAGCGTACAGATCCTGAGACAAGCAGTCGAAGCAAAGTCTCGTAAGCTCCAAGCTCGTTGGACTTTCGAAGCAGCGCAAGACGCACAGTCACAGCATGGTATTGACGTTGAAGCAGAAATCATGGCAGCACTTGCTCAAGAAATCACTGCTGAAATCGATCAGGAAATCCTCCTATCACTTTCAACACTCGCTTCAACTGAGTATACCTTCAATCAGGCAACTGTTTCAGGTACTGCTACATACGTTGGTGACGAACATGCTGCTCTTGCAGTCCTCATCAATCGTGTTGCTAACTTGATCGCACAGCGTACTCGTCGTGGTGCTGGTAACTGGGCAGTCGTTTCCCCAGCTTCCTTGACTGTCCTTCAGTCAGCAACTACTTCAGCATTCGCTCGTACAACTGAAGGTACATTCGAAGCCCCAACTAACACTAAGTTTGTTGGTACTCTGAATGGCGCAATGAGAGTGTTCGTAAACTCTTATTCACCAGACACTCAGCCAGTACTCGTAGGCTACAAGGGATCATCAGAAACTGATGCAGCGGCATTCTATTGCCCATACATTCCTCTGATGAGTTCTGGCGTCGTACTTGATCCGACCACTTTCGAGCCGGTCGTATCATTCATGACACGTTACGGCTACATAGAACTCACTAATACCGCGAGCAGTTTTGGCAATGCCGCCGATTACGTTGGCGAGATAGCAGTACAAAATTTGACATTCCAATAGATCACGTTACAGTGATAACTATTAGAAAGTTATACAAGGTGGAAAAGGGGACTTCGGTCCCCTTTTCTTATGGTTATTATTGACAAACGCAGCAGACTATGATAAATAAAGATATGAAACACTTTATTTACAAAACCACTCATATTAATGGCAAGTACTACATAGGTAGGCATAGCACTGAAAACTTAGATGACGGATATATCGGTTCGGGTAGATGGCCATTATCTATTAAAGATAAATCTACACTAACACGAGAGATATTAGAGTTTGCGGATGACTTTGAAACATTGAAACAACGAGAAGGCGAATACCTTACCGAACATTACGGTAAGCCTAACTGTATGAATCAAAACATTGATCCTATTGGGTTCGGTACTGGAAAAAATAATCCTATGCTTAATCCTAAAGTCGCAGCAAAAATAACAGGTGACAATCATTACATGAGAAAAGATGCTGGGGCAAGAAAAACTGCAAGTGATAGACAAATAGAAGCATTCTCATCTGGTTCACATCCCTGGGTAACTAATCATCCTAACTTAGATGGTAGAAACGCCAAACTTGCATATGAACGAGGAACACACAACTCTATCACTAATAACCCATCAACCGTAAATGCTGAGAAGGGTACGCATCATTGGCAAAATGGCAAAAGTCCTAATGCTGATGGCAAACTCAATAAGAAGTTGATTGCTGACGGTACTCATAACTTCTTGGGACCTGACATGAACAAGAAGCGAGTTGAAGCGGGTACTCATAACTTTGTAGGATCAGAAGCCAACCTAGCACGATTAGCAGCAGGTACGCATCCATCACAGAAAAAGAAGACATGCGAACACTGCGGAAAGACCGCAAGTGTTGGTATGTATAAGCGTTGGCACGGTGAAAACTGTAAATCACGATAAATAGAAGATGCGTATAAAAGAATTATTTGAAAGTCAATTGGATGAGATAACCAGGCCGCCGTTGGTTCAGGCTGAATATATCCTATTCAAGGCTGGTTACAAGAGACTAGATAATAATGATGCAGCCTATGCTCAAGTCTATGCGAAGCCCGGTGCCGCCTATGTAATAAAACTATTCAAATCTCATGACACTGCTTATATGGCTTTTGTTGATCTTGCAAGAGCCAACAAAAACATACATTTTCCAGTATTCAAAGGTAAGATGATCAGGGTCACTGATCAATACCATGCTATACGTATAGAGAGATTGACGCCTGTTCTGTCTATACCAGAAGTAGGTAATGCCCGGACTGTAGCCGATATAATGGACAACTACATGATAGCTCCTCCGGATGAACACCGAGAACAGCAGATGGATATGATAGAAAAGAGTCAGCCGGGTATAAAAGCTGTATGTGATCTCATCGCCAATAAATTGTTACCAACATACGAACTTGATCTCCATAGCTTTAATATCATGATGCGTGGAAACGTGCTAGTAATAACGGATCCAGTGATGTAATGATAAATATATACATTATCAATAGGAGATAAAAATGACAGACACCACACTAACAACAGGTGAACAACTAACTTTTACCTATGATCAAGTATATTCCACAGAAGATGAGACAGTTGGTGCAGGAAAGACTGGCACTGGGGTTACTATCGTCAACGGAACACCGGTGTTCGGTAAAGTATCGCCTAACCTCACAGGCTCGGGTATAGCGATGAAGATCAATCAAGAACAATTTGATATTATTGCTAATACCAGTTCAGGACAGAATCCTTTGCACGGATATGTTTATACCGCTATCTGGGCAGAAGGCAGTACATATGCTACGACTCCAGTTGAAGTATGGTATGATACACTCGCATTGTTCGGCAATCCGTGTTATACACTATGGGTAATTGACCCTACTGACACTACTTATAAGACAGGAGCCACTGGTACTTACAATTTCCCAGTCACTATCGTGAATTCTCCTGATGTCAACGGTGGCCCGGTACCTAGTTAATTGTTGGTTGCGACAACTTCTAGACAATATGAAAAAATGCGTTCTGGTAAATAGATCGCTCGTTGGCACGGTGATAACTGTAAGAAGAAAGATAGCTAAAATGAAAATCCATGAGATGACCATGCGAGGTGGCGACTTCAATGATGTTGCTAACAAATTTGTTGCCGCCAAAAAAGATGAATGGAAAAAGAACGGCAAACATGTAGGTGATATTGAGAACTTCTCAGTATCACAAGATGGCTATTATTTCTCTATCTGGGACAATGATGAAATAGTTGCTTGTACTTCTTTAAAAGGTTCTACTGATACAAATATAGTAGATGATGTATGGGTAAATCCTGAGTATAGAGGACAAAAAATATTCTCTAAACTTATATGGTTCTACAAGACTAGACTGAACAGAGATAACATATTAATAGGACAAGTCCATTCTAAAGATATGCAAGAAGTCATAAAAGGACTTAGTAGATTTGACAAGTATTGGTATAATATTGAAACCAAAGAAAAGAAGCCATTTTCATCAGACACCCTTGATGATTTCTACTCGTACACACAGATCACGCCATGGAGACTGATGTTAGAGAATGCTGGTGATTTCTCAAGTTGGCCTAAATTTACAGAAGGTAAAAGCTTTATGTCGGAATCATACGATCCTTACATAGACTGATATGTTCGTTGGCACGGAACTATAAATACCATAAGGAACAAGAAATTACCATTATGGAGAGATCGTAACCTATCTTGGATAAATAAGTACTGTGTAAGGAATGGATAAGAAAATGTTATGTACGAAATTAATACTTAAGGATTTGATTTCAAAAGCTCCTATAATAAATCCTATATACCGTAGTGCATTCCTTTCTAACCCTGAATCAGACTTTATATATATTCCTATACAAAAGAACGCCCATACTTGGACTGTGAATGAACTTCTTGCTAGGGGATTTACTAATAAAACATTTTTTCATAACCCAGAATACATCAATGCGAAAGACACAATTGTAGTTTTACGCGATCCCATAGAAAGATGGATTTCTGGGATGGCAGAATATTTTTCTATAGCATTGTGGGATATGAAGTTGCTTGATACTTCAACCGACGTTATAGATGAAGAAATGTTAGAAATTATTATAAACAAAACAGAATTGGATCAGCATACCAGATCACAAACTGATTTTATTAAAAAAATTAATATGAATAAACTCATATTTTTTAACTTTCACGACAACTATACGATGCGGTTTAGGGATTTTTTAAATTCACGTGGCTTGCTGCAAGATGGAGTAAACTGGGCTAAGTTGAATAGCACTGATACCAAATTCAGAACCCCGCATAAAACACTACGGTGGGTTACTTTTTTCAATGAAGTCCTAAAAAACCCACAATATCTCAAAAAAATACAAAATTTCTATGAAGAAGATCAAAAACTGATAGATTCCGTTAAGTTCTATCAATAGTTCAAGAAATCCTAGTATCACCGTCTACTGTAGCATTGTAGATTGACTTGCGTGCTGTACGCATTTTCTTATTATGTATTCTAGCACAATTAGCACATAAAGTCAAGAGATTATTTTTTGATTTGTTGTTTTTATTACCATCTCTGAAGACGAGGTCTAGCTGAACCTTATCCTGTGGTACAAATCCGCATTCCTCGCATATCATTTTCTTATGCTGTAGGTGTTTGAATCTGTCATTATATAATGCTTTAGCACAATCAGTGCAATACTTTTGCCATTGCTGGAAACCATATTTGCTTCTGCCGTTTGGTTTGGCTAGAGAAAAGTTGCAGTGAGAGCATACAGGTCTATGTGGCTGTTGAGTGTGCATACTATTATTTATTAAGATTTATTAAGATCTCCTAGAATCTTAATTACACTGCCCAAAAATTAAAATTCTGATAAATAATATAAAGGTATAAAGCATGACTTCAACAGCAAATACATTTAATTCGGTTGGCGGCTTCTCCGTTGGAATACCTCCGGTACCGCTTGCTGACGCTAGTGGTAATGTTGTAACCAATGTTAATACTACTGGCAATGTCACTGCTAATGTAGTCTATGCGACATATTACAAATTAGCCAATGGTGCACCGTTTACTGGTACTCCCGGTGGAAATTATAACCAACTACAATTCAACAATAGTGGTTCGTTTGGTGGAGTTCCTAATGTAACTTGGAACGGTAGCTCATTATCATTAGGTAGTGTCTCCAATCTTAGTATCGGTGGCGGTACCAATGGATATGTGTTGCAGACAGATGGCGCAGGTAATCTAACTTGGACAGCCCAGTCTGGTAATGGCGGTGGAAACGGAGTTCCAGGCGGCACTAATACCCAGATTCAATTCAATAATGCAGGGTCATTTGGAGGAGCAGCTGGCTTTACCTTCAACAATACTACTGGATTGATGACAGTTCCTAATACGAGCGTAGGAAATATCACTGCGATCTCTAGCATCATCGCTCTAGGAACGGCGAACCTAGGTGCAGTATCTAATGTCACTATCACTGGCGGCTCTGCAAACTATGTGCTGGCTACTGATGGTGCCGGCAATCTAAGTTGGGTCGCGCAAACTGCCGGCGGCGGCGGGACACCAGGTGGAAGCAACACTCAAGTACAATATAATAGCAGCGGCAATTTTGCCGGTAGCCCCAACTTCACATTCAACGCAGCAACAGGTGCATTGGCTGCTAATACTTTTGTAGGTTCAGGCGCGAATCTTTCCAACATCTCCGCAGCCAATGTCATTGGTACAGTAGCAAATGCGACTTATGCAACAAGCGCAGGTACTGCTACAACTGCCGGTACAGCAAACTCAGTAGCAGGCGCGAATGTCAGCGGTGCAGTAGCTTATGCAACTACAGCTAACTCAGTAGCAGGCGCGAATGTCAGCGGTGCAGTTGGTCTTGCTACTTACGCTACGACAGCCAATGCAGTAGCCGGTGCTAATGTCTCGGGTGCAGTAGCATTCGCAACTACTGCAAATAGCGTAGCCGGCGCTAATGTCACGGGTGAAGTATCTCATGCTGCGATTGCTAATTCAGTTGCTGGAGCAAATGTAACAGGTGCAGTAGCTTATGCAACTACAGCTAACTCAGTAGCAGGCGCGAATGTCAGCGGTGCAGTCGCATACGCAACCACTGCAAATTCAGTAGCTGGTGCCAATGTCAACGGACCGGTGACTGCACTAAACGCTAATATTTCAAATGTTAAAATATCTGGTGGTACAAATGGTTATGTGCTGCAAACTGACGGTGCAGGTAACTTAAGCTGGACTGCACAAACAGGTGGTGGTGGCAATGGCACTCCTGGTGGTTCTAATACACAGGTACAATACAACAATAGCGGAGTCTTCGCTGGTAGTCCTGCATTTGAATTTGATCAAACAACCAACACACTATCTGTAACTAATTTTTCTGGTAACGGCGCTGGTCTATCTGCTATAACTGGTGCAAATGTTACCGGTACTGTAGCTAACGCAAGTCATGCAACTGTTGCTGATTCGGCTAATTCAGTAGCTGGTGCTAATGTCAGTGGACAAGTAGGCAATGCATTGATTGCTGGTACTGTCTACACTAATGCACAGCCAAACATCACATCAGTCGGTACATTAACAAGTCTTAATGTAGCTGGCACTAGTAACTTAGGACCTGTAGGTAACATCACAATTACTGGTGGTTCTAATGGTTATATTCTACAAACAGATGGTTCAGGTAACTTAAGCTGGACAGCACCATCAGTTAACAACGGTATCGCAAATGGTAATTCAAATGTAAGTATACCTGTTGCTAATGGTAATGTTAATATTAGTGCAGCAGGAAATGCTAATGTTCTTGTTGTTACTGGCACCGGTGCTAATATAACAGGAACTCTCAACACAACAGGATTGGTAACGATACCAAACACAGCAGGCGGTGCAACTGCTATTGCGTTAGGCAATCCAACTCAAGGCAATTTAGTGAGCAATGCAGTAACATTGACAAATTCATCATCCGTATCCAACGCTATCGCGCAATTGAACGCAGTACTAGGTAAACTGGTTCCTCCTTCTCCGCCTGATTTCCCTGCAGGTCAAACTCTTTCTATCACTGGTTTGTCAACATATCGTATGACAAACTACACTCAGACTGATAACACTCCAGGTGCAAATAAAAATGTCTCCGGCGGAACTACAGTTAGCAGTGTATTGAGAACTGGAACTTATGTCACAAGCAGTATCACAACTGCTGGTCCAGGTAGTCAGGGTGTAATAAGTGCATATCTAAACGGCGTCAATGCTGGCAATGTAACACTGTCTTCGTCATTGAACGCAAACGGCACATATGGTAATCTAGTGGTATTCAATAACTATGATTATCACAACGCTAATGCAAATGTCGCTGCAGGCTTCTGGTCAGTATTTTCTGCTAACGCAACAGGTGCTGTAACACAGGGCTGGAATGAAGTCTATATCTCAGACAGTGCTACGAGTAATACAAACACACCTGTATGGTTCTACGACTCTAGTAACCCAGGAACTCCTACATTTAGCGGAGTGACTATCACCCCACCTGTATCACCTAGCTACACTTACTCAAGCACGGTGCCGCACTACAACAACACAAATATATTCACTCTAGCTGCAAATGTCAATAAGCTAAGTGGTAATATGTATCCAACTAGCGATACATTTGTCACAGGAACAGCAGGCGGCGCGTTCGGTGCACCGGCTAGCTTAACATATTCAGCAGCTAACATCACAACTCCCCTAGCACAGAATCTATATGTAGCTTCAGGTAATGCTCCAATCTCTACTACATCAACTATCATATCAGGATTTGGTGTAAGCAGCACTGGCCCCTCATTGTCAGTCACTAACAGCTATAATGTAGGCACTCAAGCATACACTACTGCACTAGCAGCGAATGTCCTGTACAAAACAGGCAATGTAAGTTCAGCGACTGTAATTCAAGAAGCAAATGTCTATGTTGGATCAACTATCGGCAGTGGTAGCGGTCTAGCTTACAGAATTGTGAACCCTGGTAGCAGTGATACTCCTACTTATACAGGAACGGAAGCAGCATTTAACAGCCAGTCGGGTCCATTGCAAACATATGATGCGACTGTAGTTGCAAACATATTGTCACATAATGTAACAAACTATAGCACAGGTTACTTGCCAGCTGGTCCAAATCTAAGCACTGGAAGAACAGGGGCACAGTATTTCACATTCAAGATCGTTAGAACATCAGTTTCTAAATTCAATGTTCAATGGTCAGGTAATATAGCTGGTCTATGGGTAGCATTGCCAGGCAGCACGATTGATAGCACTAGCACTGCTAACGGCTGGGTTGATATGTCTATCGCATATGCAGGAGCAGGTATCCCTGGTGCTAATACAGGTGCAGGTGGTAATGGCAGCAATGGATGTGCATTGGGCGGCCCTGCTCCGTTGAACACTACGCAAGCAAACGCTTCAATCACAGCTACATTCGGAACAGTAAGCAGTTCAAGCACAGCATCAAATGAAATTTATGTAAGAATTAAGTTGACACCTGGGCAGTCAGTAACAGCACTTTCTCTACAGACAGCGAGTAACTAACAATGGGTGCTATACCACAAGATCAATATGTTGACTTGCTAGTTAAGCAACTCTACGGTGTTGCTAAAACAGATACCAGCACAGACAAAAGCCCTAGTAACGAATCTATTGCAAGTCCTGCGTTAAATCGCGGGGACACTCAATGGACACAATCTGGTCAGATTCCTGCCGTAGCAAGCGCAGTATCAGGTATTGTACAAGCATATTTGGGATCAAGTGCAGTACAGTGCGTACCGGATACGACTACTGTTCCAATTGGTGGAATCTATCCGACATGGTTAACAAATTTAACCAATTGGATTCCCCAAGAGTTTGGTAGTACTTATGTAGTTCAAGTATGGGTAGACAATCCGGGCGTATCAAATCCAACAGTAACTGGTACTCAAATCTTTGCACCGGGTGCAGGTGGCATCGGTCAGTATTACTTTGACAACATCGCTGGTCTGTTGAACTTTATTGGAGAGACGATTCCTCCAGATTTAACTTCGGGTAAAGTAATCTACATTGTAGGTTATAGATATATTGGTTTGGTCGGGGTCACTAACTTACCCGGTAATACTAATATCGGTAATCTAAATTTTACCGGTACTACGATCAGTAGCACAAACCTTAACGGTAACATTGTTCTGAGTCCAAACGGAACTGGATCACTCAATGTTACAGGTGTATCTAATCTAGGACCAGTCGGCAATGTAAAGATCACTGGTGGCACGAACGGCTATGTACTACAAACTGACGGCACCGGCAATCTAAGCTGGACTGCACAGACAGGTGGCGGTGGAAACGGAACCCCAGGTGGGTCTAATACACAGATTCAGTTCAACAATAGTGGTAACTTCGGTGGTAGTAGTAATTTTACCTTTGATAGTTCGTCCAATACTGTTACAGTTACTGGTCCGTTAATCGCAAATACTCTCACTATTGGTGCTGGTATAAATGAATTCTGTACTTCTGAAGTCTACTTTGCTGTCACTACTTCGTCTGCTACAGATCAGGTTTTATATAGCATTCCGGCTGCTTCCATTGCCGGTATAGATTTTCAAATCATAGCAACTGACACAGTAGCACTATCTAGATCATCATTAAAAATTTCTGGAATAACCTATGCCGGTCAAGTTGCATTCGCTGAATATGCTGGTTTGCAAATTTCCGGCGGCGTCGGTTCTTTCAGTGTGGCATATAATCCAGGGGCTACTCCTACAGTAGGATTGTATGTTTCACCGAACTCATCTAACCGAATCGTATACAAAATATTAATCACTAGATATGCCCCCTAAGACTAAAATTGCAAGAAAAAGATAAATATTAACAACACAGAAGGAACAAATTTATCATGGCCAGCGGACTAAATCCACTAAATTCAATCGCAGGTTTCTCCGTAGGCGAAACCCCAGTCACCGTTATTTACGGTAATGGTGACGTAACTTCTAACCACATAATAGCAAGTACTAGTGCGAATCTGGGTCTTGTCAGTAATGTCACTATCACCGGAGGCTCATCTGGTCAATATCTACAAACTACCGGTAACGGTGTGCTCTCTTGGGCAACAGTCGCTTCTGGTAATGGCATCTCTAATGGATATAGCAATGTAAGCATTCCCTCACCTAGTGGCAATGTTTATATCAACGCAAACGGTGGAACAGATCAGCAATGGATCTTTGGCACAGACGGTCAATTAACACTGTCAAGCGATGCAGCTATTACTGGTCCTGCAAACACAGCAATTAACATTTATACTAACTCAGGTGTATATTCAGGTATCACATTAAATGACAACGGTGTTACTAGTAATGTTGTATTGTATAGCCAAGAAGGTGCATATGATTGGTCATTTGGGTCAGATGGTCTATTAACTGCACCAGGTAGTATTGCTCTTAACGATTTTATTGTTGTCAATGCAAACGGATCTGCTGAAGGTGGTCAGTTGGTATTGGGCTATGCAGGTGTAAGTGGTCTAACTGGTCAAGGCAACTCATCTTGGAATATGGATGTTGATTCCTCTAACAACTTCCGTGTATTCACTCAGTATGCAAACAGCGCAACTGCAACTGCGATGACTATCTATAATGCAAATGCTGATGTTGAATTGTCTTCTAATTTGATTGTTGACGGCAACATTGCAAATGCGAACAACATCACAGTAACAAACAACATCACTGCTGACAGTGCAAATGTCACTGGCAACATCACTGCTGGCAATATCACTACAACTGGTTCAGCAGGCAACATTTCTGGTGCAAATGTAATTTTTGCTAACTCGTTCACTTCAAACGGCGGCACTGTAGATTTTAATACTAACGGTGCAAATGTACAATTAGGCAATGTTGGTAATGTACATATTCTTGGTGGTAGTGACGGATTCGTTCTGCAAACTGATGGTACTGGTAATTTGTCATGGACTGAAGCACCAAACATCAATGAAATTACAAATGGTAATAGTAATGTAACTATTCCATCACAAGACGGTAACGTAGTTATCAATGCTAATAGTGGTACTGATCAACAATGGGTATTTGATACTACTGGTAATTTAACAGTACCAGGAAGTAGTTATATTAAACCAACAACAGGTACTTTGAATTTAACCGACGCTTCTGGCAATAGTTATATTGACATTGATACAAACAACATCTACTTCTATACTGATTATGAAGGTAGTGAGTATGAATGGAATCTTGACAGTACAGGTAATACTACATTCCCTTCTGCGGGTACAGCAAATCTAGGTAATTTGGCAATAGCAACATATTTCCAAGGCGACGGTGGCTTGTTGTCAAATATCGCTGGTGGAAATGTCCAAGGCAATGTTGCATTCGCTAACTACGCATACAATGTTGATGCAGCTAATGTCAGCGGTACAGTAGCTAATGCAAACTATGCAGCTTATGCAGGTAATGCGTTCTATGTAGACGGCGCAAATGTCAACGGAAATGTCGGGTTTGCTAACTACGCATATAACGTAGATGGTCCGAATGTAAGCGGCACTGTCGCTAACGCAAACTACGCCTCATATGCAGGCAATGCGTTCTACGTAGATGGTGGCAATGTCAATGGAAATGTCGCGTTCGCTAACTACGCATATAACGTAGATGGTGCTAACGTCAGCGGAAATGTCGCGTTTGCAAACTACGCATATAACGTAGACGGTGCTAACGTCAATGGTACTGTTGCTAACGCAAACTATTCTCTATACAGCGGCACTGTACTCACAAACGCACAACCAAACATCACTTCAGTTGGTACACTAAGCTCGCTGGTAGTGTCAGGCAATATTCAATCAAATTCCGATGTTATTGCTAATACTGTAACTAGTGTATCAGGTACTATCACAATTTCGTCAGCTGCTGGCAGCGGAGCAAATATTCAACTTTATCCAGACGCAGGTGGAAATATTGATGTGGGATCAGTTAACATTAATAATCTTGCTGATCCAAATGCTGCACAAGATGCTGCTACCAAATATTATGTTGATAGTGTTGCACAAGGATTAAGTCCTAAAGCCTCTGTTGTGTATGCTACTACTTCTGGTCTCCCTGCATATACATATAATAATGGTACTGCAGGAGTCGGTGCTACGATCACAGGTAATGTAGCTGGTGCTCTAGTTATTGATGGACAAACTGTAGCTTCTACAGAACGAGTATTAATTAAAAATGAGACTGGGGCAAATGCGCCCTACAACGGTATCTATGTTGTATCTAATCCTGGTAACTCAACTGCATCCTTTACATTGACACGTTCTTCTGATTTTGATCAGGGCAGTCAAATTCCGGGTGCATTCGTGTTTGTTGAAGATGGTCCCGTAAATGGTTCTTCAGGATGGGTCTGCACTGATGTAGCTCCTGTAACAGTAGGAACAACAAATATCACGTTTACTCAATTTTCCGGTGCAGGTGCATACTCAGCAGGTACAGGTCTCACACTTACAGGAACCCAGTTCAGCATCTCCAATACAGCTGTGACAACAGGCTCCTATGGAGGAGGAGACCAAGTAGCTACCTTTACAGTAAACCAACAGGGACAATTAACTACTGCTTCTAATACGTATATCACTGCAAATGCTGCAAACTTGACTGGTAATGTGCTTTCTACATCTATCCTCACATCAAGCTTGACTTCAGTTGGTACATTAGGCAATCTATCAGTATCTGGTAACATTACAGCAGGTAATGCAAATCTAGGAAACGTAGCAACTGCTAATAGCTTCAGTACAAATGGTAGCGGTGGCGATGTCACTCTAACAGGCGGCAATGTGACCGGTGCAAATGTAGTATTCGCCAACTCATTCACTTCAAATGGTGGCGTAGTAGATTTCAGCACTAATAATCCAAATGTGCAATTAGGCAATGTTGGCAATGTTCATATCGGCGGCGGTTCATCTGGTCAGTATCTACAGACAAATGGTTCTGGTACCCTTTCATGGGTTTCGGTACCAACTGCTACTAGTATCGCTAATGGTACATCAAATGTAAACATCAGTACTGCTAATGGCAATGTCACAACTTCAGTTGGTGGCACTGCTAATGTTCT